GCATCGTCTAGGGCGCCACAAACGACCACAGACGGTGCGCGCCCATCACGTTGTAGGCCGCCTCGGGCAACGCCGCCTCGACGTCGCCCCGCTGCTCGTAAAGATGCGCGGTCAAGATCAGGATACCGGCGCGCACCAGGTCGGGGATCTGCTCGGGCGTTTCATAGCCCGCCTCGTATTCAAACCGCACGCTCATCGCCGGCATCATCGGCACGAGCGAGGGCTGTATCATCACTTGCCCCGGCTCGACGCCAGCGTTGACGGTGTAAAGTTCCGCATCGGCGACTTTCATCTCGTCGACCGGGCCCCACGCCACCTCGGTCACCTTTTGTAGCGGCGCCCGCGGCAGTTCGATCGGCTTGCGGATTAAGGGCGGCCAGTTGAGCGGGAAAACGATCAGCGATTGCGGCACCAGCGGCGAGGCGGTCGGCGGCGGGCTGTTGGTGATGGTGTACCGAAACGACGTCGGGCACAGCGCCCGATTGAGGTACGCCTCGGCCAATTGGCGGGCGGCCGAAAGGTAGAGTTTGAGCAGCCCGTCGTCATAGTCGTGGTCGATGCGGCAGTGCTTGCGCACGAGCTCGAGCTCGACCGGCTCGTCCGTCGGCGGTGTCACGACTTCAAGCCGGGCGAACAAGACTCAGTAAACCAGGTGGTAGTAACCAAAGCGCCCGCCAAGCAATGCCACGATGACCACCACTATCAGAATGATAACGAGGATGCCGCCGACACCGTAGGGCCCGCCTTGCTGGTAGTAACCGCCGCGGTAATAGCCGAAACCGCCGCCAAACAGCAGCACCAGCAAGATAATGATCAGGATCAGGTCCATTTACAGCACGTCGTCATCGGGCCCGCCGCCCTCGCGGTAGGGCGGCGGCAAGGGCAGGCGCAACGCCCATTCCGCATCGGCGGGTGCGGGGTGCTGCTCGTCCTCGAGGTTCACCTCGATACGCTCGGCCCGCCCGGCGGCGATCAGGCGCCTTGCCATTGCCGCCGGAAACACGGCGCAATCGCCCGCCATGTACATTTGAAACGTGCGTATGAAGCGCACGTTATACGAGACGCCCGACTCGCGGTTCGGGCGCACCAGGTGCGAGCGTGCCATTTAGCGGCGCCGATGCGGTGCCGGCGCGCCGTTGTCAGGCGGCGTCTCGGGCCCCTCGGGTGCGGGTGGCGCATCGCCTGCGGGCGGCTCGTCGAGCGGCGGCACTATCGGCGGGTTGCCGCCTGGCCGATCAGTGAGCGGGCCCGCAAAGGCCGAGGTGTGCCCCATGCCCGCGACCACCGGGCCGCCCGCGGGTGTCGTCGGCGGGCCCGGGATCCACAGCACCGGCGCCGGGTCGGGGTTTTGCGCATCGGCGGGCCATGCCGCCGGCGCCTGCGCCCATGTCCGGTTAAGCGGTTGCGTCGACCACGGCGAACTACCGCGCCGAGCCGTATTCAGGGCGGGCGGATACCACGCGGTTGTCAGGCCGATCGCCAGCGATTGAAGGTGGCGCATGTTGAAATCATGCTCGGAAATCACCCGGAACAGCGTTTGGTCGCGTTGGAACGTCGAGACGACAGCCCCGTCGGTGCCGTAATAGGCCGCCACGTCCGAGGCATCGACCAGCACGTTTAAGGTGTCGGCAATGACGGTGTCGGCCATGTCGACGAGATAGATTTCGCTCGCGGTGCCGGGTGCGAGGTTAGCCGGGATCTGTTGCGTATAAGACCACGGGATACCTTCCAACGTGCCACCGGCGATTTCGTCCTTGTAGTAGAAATTTCCCACGCCATCGCGCCGGGTCGAGATAAAGCGCAAGGTCGCCGGGTTCATAAACCAGTGCGGCCGGATCATCCGCGACATGCCGTTGATAAGCGTCAGCATCAGCGCCGACAGCCCGTCGACGACGTTGTCAATGGTCGCCCCGGCAATCGTGATCAGGTTTTCCGGCAGCACCAACGACCGCCACCCAATCGGTGACTTTCCGGTGCCGTCGCCGCGGATAAACGCCAAATCTTCGCGCCGGGCGAGCGTCTGAATCAGGTCGTCGCGCACGATTTCCTCGACACCAATTGGCGCCCGGCGGATCAGGTCATTCGAGACTGGTACCATCGCGGTTAGCTTTTTCGCCGACAGGTTCAAGTCGTCGAACACTTCCTGAGTGAGCGTAATGTCGTCGAGCTCGCCTTGATAGCCCGCGGTCGCCCCACCGGCGAGGCGCGGCAGGGTCATGTTGCCCATCGGCATGCCGACCGTCATTGGCGAGGCGCCGCGCACGACAGTCGCCGCCCGCAACAGTTCAATCAGTTCGGCCATGAAGTCTTGCGGTATCAGCGCGCCGCCCTCGGCGACCACGCTGTAATTCAGCGCCTTGATCTCTTTGATAACATCAAGGTCTTTAAACTTATGGTAAAGAAATTCGCACGCTTTGTCTTCACCAAACCATTTCTTGTGCGCGATGCCGATCATAAACCGCGCGGCCTTGAACCCGCGGCCCTCAATCACCGCGGCTTTCGGCCGCGCCCACACCCGCAGCCCGCCGCGGGAATTTTCGCCGAGGAACGCCGCCGACCCGTCACCGCCAAGCTCGGCCGGCGCCCTATTCTGTGTACGCACGATGACACCTCCGAATGAAGCCTCGTCGCCGCTGCCGTTGCCGATTTCCTGGTCGTTTTCTTCGTTGTTCTCGGCGTTGTTGGCGTCGACCGTTAGCGCCGCCTCGAGCCGTTCCAGGCGCCCCGCCAGGTCGGCGATTTCCTGTTGCAGCACAGCAAATTCGGAAATCGCTTCCTCGGGCAGCGTGTCGCCCTCGGGCAATTCTTCCTCTTGCTTGGCGAGCTCTTTAAGGCGAGCGATCTTTTGCGCCCGCTGGTGCCTGATTTCCGCTAGACGCATAGTCTTGCCCTCCGGTTTGGCCGCACGCTCGCGAAACGTCGAATAACAAATCGCTGCCCGCTGTTCCTCGTCGTATTCCTGCATGCCCGCGTCGCCCATGCAGCGGCTGACAAAGTCTTGCTCGGACTCATCGCCCGAGGGTGTCGGAACAGGCATCGGGTCACCTCAACATGCCCGCCGCTAATGCCGCACGTTGGCGCCGTGCACGCATTGCATTCCACCCAGGTCGGATTGCGGCATTTGTGACGCCCGCGGCCGGCGGTTCGATTGCCGGGCTGTCGCCCGCCTCGACGAGCTCGCCCGGTTCGATCAGCGCCTCGGGGTTCGCCGGCACGCAGCACAGCGAAAATTCCATCAACTCTTGTTCGTGAAAGTCGATCCCGGGCCACCAGCCGTCGCCGCCGCGCGCCTCGTCCTCGCTGAAATCCCAAGCGAGCGGGCGAAAGCCAACGCTGGTCGCCGAAAGCCAGCCGTCCCTTGATAAGCGGTAAACGGTGTCGGCAAAGTCGCTCGCCTCGCCGTAGCCCGAGGGTAGGAACTTAACCGCGCTCGACAGCCGGGCGCCGTCCGCCACCAGGTCGACCGCCTTGCCGATCGGCAGGCTGTAACTGTCGTGCGCCCACAACACCACGGGGTTGCGCATGTAGTCGTCGAGGTGCCAGCCCGCTTGATTGATCGAATCAAAGTCGCGGTCGACGATGCCGGTTGAAATCACGAAGCGTAGGGTGCGCTCGCCCTCGGGCTCGACCGTCTCGACGGTCAATTTGCGCACCCCGAAAGCGTCGGCCGGCGCCAGGCGCCGCACCAGGCGCCCGCCTCGAGGTTCGCCGTTCAACAGCTTAAAGTGCCGCGGCGAAACTATCCGCATCCTCGTCGCCTCCGTTCGCCTCGCCGCCGCCCTCGGGCGGGATCATTTGCCCGATCGCCTCGGGGTGCATCGGGTCGCCGGTATTCAGCGGTACCCGGAATTCGTCGCCGCCCGGCACCGGGTTAAGCCCCTCGCGCATGCGCACCTCATTCCGGCTCAGAAAGCCGTTGTTGAGGGCGATTTGATAAGCCGTGAAGCGTTGGTTTGTGTCGCCCTGCAACATTGGGGTGTAATCCCAATGCACCTGTAAGCGGTCGCGCTCGTCGTCAAAGAACAGCTGATCGCCCAAAAGTTCCTGCAACTGGTCGGTGTGCGACGTCAGGCAGTCGTCCCGGTATTGCTGTTGTGACTGTTGCAGGTTCGACCAGGTCGCACGCGAAAAGTCGGCGATCTTGTGCGGCGGCACGCGGAACAGCCGGCAAATGTCGAGCACCTGAAACTGCCGGGTCGCGAGAAACTGCGCATCCTCGTTTGTCATTGAAATCTTGTCGAATTTCATTCCTTCTTCTAAGATCGCGACGCGATGCGCGTTTTGTACGCCGCCATAAGTAGAGCGCCAACTTTCTGCTATGCGGTCGCTGGCTTCTTTTGATAATTTACCAGGATGCGAAACAACGCCGCTTACTTGCCCGCCTTGGCGGAACAGAATCGAGCCATGCTGTTGCGTTGCCAGTGCCAGGCCGACGACATCTTGCGCAACGGCGATCGGCGACAGCCCGAGATAACCGTCGACGCTGATATTTTTCATATGCAGCATGTCTTCGGGCGGCACCAACACCCCATAGCCGACATGCAAGCTGTTGACGCGATACCACAGATAGCCCGTCTCGGGGCTGATACGCACGGTCACCCGGTCAGGTGAAACGGGTATGAGCTCGACGGGCGTGCCAGCGAAATCGCGCTGAATCACAATAAACGCGTTACCTCTTAAACAGTAAGAGGTGAGCACATAACACCAGAATTGAAAGCGCGATTGAAACTTGTTCGGGTGCTTTAACAGCTTGTTTAGCGGGTGCCCCGCGTCGACCAGCCAAGCGTCGCCCGACTTGCGCCGGATCTGCGTTGGCAGGCCGGCGATATCCTCGGAAATACACTTGATGCACCCGTAAACCGCGGCCGATTGCAGCGCTGTCAATGGCGTGACTGGCACGCCAGTATTCGAGGCATAACCGCCAAGCGCCGCGTAAAGCAGCGGCTGCGGGAACGCCAGGCTATTGACCGAGGATATCAGCGAGCCTTGCTTTGCCTCGGGCGAGGCGGCAGCTGTCGCCGGCATCAGCGGCTCGACCGGCAGAGGCGGCGGCGACGGGGCGGCACCCGTCAACCATCCCCACAGGTTCATCCGAGCGACAGCACCCCGCGGGTTTCATAGACGCTCGGGCCCGGCTCGGTGGCGCACCGGGCGATTGCCATTATCGAGGCGACCGCGGCGTCGATCTTGTTCTCGGCCCGCGCCTTGCGCGGAAACACGTTGCCGCGGGCGTCGTAGTGGCCGACGACGTTGCCGATGCACCAGGCGAGCACCCCGTTGCCGTCGTGGCGCACCCGCCGCGAGCGCATCGCCGCGTCGAGCTCTTTGGTAGGCTCGCTGAAATTTTGCGTGGTCGAGCGGAATTCGACCATTGGCACGTTTTCGGCCGCCAGCCGTTGCGCCAGATAGGTCGAGGCCCACGGGTCATAGGCGATCGACACCACCTCGAAGCGCCGGCAGAATTCGAGGATATCGTCTTCAATCGCCTGGTAGTCGGTTTCCTCGCCCGAGGTGACGACGAGATCGCCTTCGGCCGCCCATGCCGGATAGGACGCATGGCGCGCCTCTGCGACCGCCGCCTCGTTCAAGTAACAGCGGCAAAATATGGCGTAGCCGCCGCCCTCGGCTCGGGCAAACGGCAGTCCCTCGGGGAATACGATCGCCAGTGCCGCCAGGTCGGTTTTCGACGCCAGGTCGAGGGCGAGGTGACAGCGCCGCCCGGTGTAGTCGTCGAGGCTCAATTCATGGTCGGCGCAGGCGTTCCACGCGCGCATCAAAAACAGCTGCTCGTCGGCGCCTGCCCACACATTGAGGTGACGGGTGCGCGCCGCCGCCTCGCGCGCCGGGTTGTTGCGCGCAATGCGCATAATCGCCCGTATCCCGTCGGGCTGTACCGACTGCCCCCACCCCGGATTTGCCTTTATCCAAGTTTCCTCGGCCCACGGGTCATCGCCATCGTCGATCGAATAGACGAGCCCAAAGAAGCGATCATCATTCTGGTTTTGTAGCACAATGCGCAGTGCGTAATCCCATAGCTGCTTGCCGATACCGGCACTGTTGCTGGTGGCGGTGCTGATACTGAGTAGGAACGGCTGCGCCCTCTTGCCCATTGCCGTTGATAGCGCATCGTAAACCTCGCTGGTGCGGTGCGAGCCGATTTCGTCACAGATCGCGACATGCACGGACAAGCCGTCGAGCGCCTTGGCGTCGCTCGATATTGCGCTGAATTTCGAGGCGGTCGAATTCTGGTAGATCGCATGCGTCTGCGCCTCGACGCCCCATTCGCGGCGCATCTCGGGCGAGCGCTGCACCATGTGGTTCGCCACGTCGAACAAGATCCGCGCCTGGTCGCGGGTCACCGCCGCGGCATAGCCCTCGGCCCCGCCCTCGCCCTCGCCGAATGTCAGGTACATCGCCAATGGCGCGCAAATCGTCGTTTTGCCATTGCCGCGCGGCACGAAAACCGCCGCCTCGCGAAAGCGCCGCAGCCCGGTCGCCCGGCTCACAAAGCCAAACAGGTTTGCATACACAAATTTCTGCCAATCCATTAGCCGGATCGGCCGCCCCGCCTCGGGCCCCTTGACGTTGCGCATGGTCGAGGCGAACAGCATTGCGCGCGTCGCCCGCTGCGGGTCGAATGTCCATTCGCCGCCGGGGTGCTGCGCCTCGTCCAGATCGCGCAAAAAACGTTGTGCCGCCAAGCGCGCGTGCTCGCTTGCCAGGGCTGGCGCCTCGGCGATCAGCACCGCATAACCTATTGCGTCAGGAACAAACCGCCCCGGTTCGCTCACACCAGGTGCAGCGCCTCCCAAATCAGCGCCCACAGCGCCGCCGACAATGGCAGGATCACAAACAAGCCTCGCCGCCGTGCGGCGTCGCGCTCGCTCATTTCTTGAACGGTTCGCCCATCAGCCCTGGCGTGCCCTCGACCTGGTACAGCACGGCCCGCACGGCGCAGTCTTTGGCTTCCAACAACTTGCGCAAAGCCGCAGTGCGCTCGGGGTTGCGCGGCACCGTCTCGGCGATCTTGTGCGCCAGTTCCGAAAATGCGCGCGAGACGACTTGCAAGCGCTCGGGCAAATGCGCATAGGCGAAAAATTGTAGCATCGGCTCGGGATAAACGCGTTCGCTCATTCCGACCCCACCAGCCTTAGCGCCGACCACGGGTTCGCCTCGTCGTCTGTCTGTGGCGCCGGGTCGAGGTGTATGCGCGGCCGTGCCGCCGGACTAAACCCGAGCTCAGCGGCCAGCCGCACCAGCACCAGCGTATGACGGTTGAGCAGCTGATGACAGGCAAGCCACATGGAAGCCGTCATGCCGCTGTCGTGGTCGAGGCAGTATTGTATCTCATCCTTGCGGTCGAGGGTTTCGACCCACAGCCGCAGCACCTCGCGGTCGATCGCGAACAGTACGCCCTTCGGCGCATGCCGCACCGCGTAGCGCCAGGCCGAGCGCTGCCCCGGTGTCATGCCCGCCGGCATGGTCAAACTGCCCTCGGCTCGCGCCTCGAGGGCGCGGTCGCGCCCGTGATCGGTCGGGTTGTACGTGCCTTGCAGCCTGTGCAGCACCGTCGGCTTGGGGCGTCGGCCCGGCATGGGGTGCTACCTCATTGACGGCATAGGGGGTGCAGAACTTTTTTCGGTTGCGGATAGAGAC